TCTTCACGAGAGGCTTTATGTGGAACAAACTCGCCTTCTACGTCTTTTACCGGAAGCGGTTTTGATTTGCCATCATCGTTGCGACTAACTGTAGCCATTTTTATTCTCTTTTCTTTCTCTTATTTTCGATTATTTATCGAAAATCGTCAAGGAAAGAACCATTGAACCTATCCCTAAAGCTAAAAATTATTAGTTATTAAGGGGAGTCAAGGGTCCTAACAGTAACTAGGGTGATTTATGACTAGTTTTAGTTACCGCCAGTAGATTTAGTAAGGTTCTTGAAAACTTCTGGATTAGGACGAGTATTAGTTTCCCTGGAACGTATAATTTCTTCAAAAGCACGATCCCAAACTGAAGATTGGTTAGTTAATTTTTCAGGAGTTAACTTAATTTTGGTCATTTTTATTTCCATAACCATCTGAAGACATAATCAGAAGAAAATTCATTATCTCTGTCATCTTCTTCACTCGTGATAATCCCATATTTGGAGATAATATCTCTAGCAAGATCAATTTTTTTGTCATCGACTAAGCATAAGCCTACATAGGCAGCTTCTTCTTCTCCTCCATAAGAACCACCCTGACAAGATACCCAGGTGTCTATTTTAGATCTCCAAAGTAAATTAATAATATTAGCAACTCCAGCATCTACCCAAGCTACTCTGGCAAAATCAAAGGTTTCAGCAATCTTCCAAGGTTTTTTCATGTCAAAAATATCCATCAAAACACCATGACGTACAAGTACTTGAGGATGGGTATCTCCTCCATAATTTACTGTTTTAGGGAATTCTTTAGATAAACTATTACACCCATTAGGACAAACTTGTAGTGAATAACTAGTTGGGTACAAACTTCCTGTCCCAAAACAAAGTTCACAATTAGTAGGAACTGTAATAAGTCCGTACTTAATAAGATGTTCTAATGTATCCATTTTTTTACTCTTACTCATACTAATTCTCCTGTTTCTTCAAACCTTTTAAGATCTTCTTCTAATAGAATTTTATAACGATCACCAAAAATTTGATGAGCAGTGTTAATCTTTATTTCTGCCTTTTTGTCTAAATACCCTTTAATTTCAATGATATCATCATTTTCGCCAGCAATAAAATCTGGATAATAATCTCCAACAGTTGTAGAAATAGGATCACCATCATACCTACGACATGGTATATCAAAGCGCAGACATGTTGCCGCAAATCTTAATTCCCAACCAGAATGATAAACAACAGCTTCTTCACCCAACAAAGATACATATCTTTTTCCAGCTTTTTTGTTAACCTTCAAGTAACAATCATGTGTACAATATTTCTTTTGGTGGGATTTAGTCTCTCCAATTCTTTCTTGGAATGTCTTACCACAACTTAAGCATTCTTTGTCAATAAAAATTGGGGTATATCTGATCCCTAATTCTCCACCAACAGTTCTACACCTACGGTCACAAAAGAGTTTCTGGGCATAGGGTTTATCTAGTGTTTTTTCGCATATAACACAATTCGTATAACGGCCCTTTTCATCAAGGTATTTCTTGTAGTAATCTTTAGGCTTTTTCAAAAATTTGGTCTTCAAATCTAACTTTAAATTTACAAATTTTTTGGTTGTATGTGAATTTTTACATTTTTTAGAACAATATTTACTATTCGTAGTAACTAGTTTTTTATTACAATCAGTATTAGCACAAGTAATTAATTTTCTATTTTTATTTGCCTGGAACTCTATTGAACAATCCTGTGAACAAAATCTATTTTTGCCAAAACTAACTGGCCTCTGAAAAGGTTTAGTACAATTTTCACAGGTATAGTCTTTAAGCGCATTTTTAGTGCGTCCTTTGCCCATACACGTGGTAGAGCAGTATTGCATCTTATTGGCGTAACTAAGTTCTCTATCGAATCTTTTTCCACAATTATCGCAAAAACCTACTACATGCTTTTTGTTGTTCTTGATGAACGTCTCATCGGTTAACACAAAATTCCTTTATACGCATCACCACCAACTTAGTGGATGTATCTAGTATATCAACTCAGAGGTTTCATGTCAAGTAGGTTATATTATCACCTCAAGGTATGGGTAATGGATGAAGATATTTTCACAATCTGGGCTAACCCGGTATTGACTTTTTAATCACGCATATGACAAAAAACAAGGACCATTTTCAAGATTTCTCCTGAAAACAGTCCTTGTTTTCTTGTAATTACTGCATTTATAGTAACTTTGAGAGTTACTAATTAAATGGGTTTGTTTACGATTTCACGATCTGTGCGAGCCCTCTTGGGTTCAACACCGCTTGGCTTATATATTCGTCCATGACCCAACCCTTGAGGAACTTCTCAGGAGTGTGGTTCTCCTCCACATCTAGTGAGTACATAACTGGCATTACACCAAGGAACTCAGGAGATGGAGTTAGATAGATGGTACCCTGAGGAACAACGATTGAACGCTGAACCTGGAAACCACCGAATTGAACGATACGCTCACCAGCAACAACACGGTCCTTGAAGGCCCAACCGGTCTGGTTGATGTCCCACTTGTAGAGGTCTCGGTAGTCAATTGGGTTAAATAGCAAGCGACTTGCCTCCAACTGGTGAACCTCGACCAATGCAACAGCATCGAACAATGAGTCTGGCGTAACGTAGCCACTCAATTCATTAACGATGTGGTTAGGACTAACCGTGTGGTTAGGGTCAACAGCGTAGTTATTGATAGCAGCCTGAAGAACCGTAATAGTACGGGCATCTTCTTGGATCATAATAGCCTGCTTGGACATGTCCTGTGCATACTCAACAATGTTGACACGTAGGGTCCAAAGGTCTTCCTTTTTGATCTCAGGGAAGGTGGCAATACGATATAACCGAAGGGGAACTTTCTTACCTTCGAATCGTGTTACCTTAACCTCTCCCTCAGAACCACTGAGGATATAGGCCTGACCATATTCGTCAAGAATATCGTACATGACAGGGACACCAGGTGTAAGTGGGTCTTCCAGAAGAACGTTACGGGTTAGACCCTGATAACGAAGCTTCAACTGGATAGGACCAATCATACCCTGGCCAAGACGGACCATGTAGTTTGAACGGTCGGCTAGGATCTGACTTAGACGAGCTTCCTTGGCTTCCTTAGAAGCGGTCTTACGACCAGTAGTTTCCTCTAGGCGATCTTGAGCACCTAGAATCTTCTCGACATAATCATCTGAACCTACCGCAACGCGTGCGCCTGATTTAGTGAATGGCATTTTCTTTTCCTTTTCCTTTAGTAATTATCTCTATAATTATTCTTATAGAGTGCCACGAGGTACTATACGGATAACGATTTGGGTTGGACCAAGAACGTCAATCAGTTCAGCAACTGGGGTAGCATAAGCATTAGGAGCAGTAGAAGTAAGAACGGCCTTCTGAGTACCAGTACCGGCATACAAATACACAGGAGTACCACTAGTTGAAACTGTGTAACTCTGTGTAGCATCGAATGCAGGAGCTGAGACTTGGAAGTAGGCGTTGTCACCACCAATCCATACGGTAAATACGTTGACGCCTGTTTGGGTAACATCGTCAATGCTGGCGTTTCGGTCAAGAGCAGCAAAGCCAAAAGGCTTAGGACTCGTAGAACCGGAAACTGCCGTGTTTCCATCAAATAGTGCGACGGTATCTCCACCAGTACGATACACAACCATACCGGAATAAATATTGCCTACTTCTGTTGGGTCTAGAAAAGTCCCAACGGGGGTGGCCTCATACTTACTCTGAAGTGGAATGAAGGTACGGTGGACACCGACTTGTGATAAGCTTGTAAGCTGTATCATATGTTGTATCTCCTTACTTGATACCTAATAGATAATCATCAGCAAGGACACTGTCTTTGCTAACGCTGGCCGTAGTCGCTCGACCCATATCCGGTAGGCGTCCACGATTTGTAGAAGCCACCTTTTTGACCCGAGATCGACTAGTCTCGGACTTCTCAAACATGTCAATTGATTCGCTAAATCCCTTTAGCTCAGCATCTGACATTTGTTCGAATTTAGCAATATGAATAAACTTCTCATCTGGATTAACCATGTCAAGAGTCTCTAGTTTTTCATAAAGATTGAGAGCTGCAAAAACCTTAGTGCGAGCAGCCTGTACAGCAGAATATGGCACAAGTGCTGGGTTAGTAGTATCATTAGGGAAGACTTCAGGATGTACTCCGACTCCCTGCTCAATTCCTGTACCTTGTCCCCAGTTCATATATCCAACATAACCAGCGTCTTCACCATTGACTTCTTCTGGTTCTAGTACATTCGTTATATGGTCAGGAGTAACTGTCTTCTCGTAAGTGAAGTTACTGCCTGAATCATCTAGATCACGAACATCAGTAATTTGAAGGGTTTCCTGATTACCATTTGTCGCAAGACGATTTACAAAAGTATCCACAGCACCATCCTCAGTCTTCTCGCCTTGCTGAGTTTCCGTGCTAACTTTCGTCGCAGTCTTTTCAGAAGGTTCGGTTTCCGACTCATCATCTGTCACCTTTGATGCTTCTTTTGTTGAGTCTTCGTCTTCATCATCATCTTCATCATCAGAAGCAAACTTGTAAGTGTCTTCTACGAGAGTCTTTAATTCAGAGAGATCTTTTGAGGCTTGACGGTAATCGTTCGTAGCAACAAGGTTGTCTTCAATGTCATTTAGAATCGAAGGAATACTAGCAACAACAAATTGTAGATTTACATCAGTAGATGCACTCTTTATATGGTCATTAGCTTCATTAGCTGCACTCTGTGCACCAGAGAAACTAAAGTCATCACCATTAGCAATAGCTACCTGAACATTATGAATGTTTTCTGCAACCTTATATAGTTTTTCATCTACATCGTTGTCAAAAGCTCCCTGATAGTTAGCATACATTTGCCGACCTTCTGGGTAAACAGCACTGGAACCAGGACCTCCGACGATTTCGCCTTCGTCAGCAGCATCTAGATCTTGAACATCAACAAAACGAGCAGCTGGTTGATCTGCAACCCAACCTTCTATTTCATCAGCAGGAGGAGGAGATTGCTCAGAAGCTCCCCATGAATCTAGGTTAATTGTATCCACTTGGTCATATGGAAGTTGTCGAGGAGTAGCTGGGCTAGGAGCACCACTATTCTGCCAACCGTTTCCAGCTTGGAATCTAGACATTAATTTTCCTCTTCTTCGCCTTGTAAGTTTTTAAAGTATTCAAGTTTCGCAGCATCCTCTAACATCTGTTGTCCTCTAGTAATTTTGTCATTAGCTGCAACAGATGCATCATCTAAACTTGTTCCAGGAGCGCCATTCATATCCTCATTTGAGTTTTCTGATTTATTACTAGTTTTATTCTTCTTTTTGTAACTTTTTAACTTTTTTTTCATTACCGTGATGTGTTTCTCGGCGGGACTGACGAACACTCTTTTTTGCTCGATGTCTGGACTGATGCCCGTGTAGGAGGGTGCTTTAAAATCTAGTTGAGCTGGAGGTCTCTCGTAAGTACATTCTGGTTCTCGGCACATTAGGCCAGTTTCGTCCATTAAATGACCATTAGGGCAAAGATCTAGTTTCGTTCCATGATTCTTTTGTAAATATTCATAGTATGTTGAAGTACTTGAACTAGATAATTTTGGGTAACCAGGTGAAAATTGTTTACTGTCTTCGGATTTTTTCTTTGGCACTTTTACAGGTGTATTTTGTGCTTCTTCAAATTCTTTAATAGCTTCTTGTACTTCAGGACTAATAAAGCCACAGTCTTCACAGATACCAGATCGATAGTTATCTCCAGAGCATTGAGGACATAGACCTAGAACAGTGAGATTGACTCTCATTATTTCTTTAGCTTCCTTTTTAGGAAGACTACGGTGGAAGTCAATTACTTGGTCTGTAGCGTTTAACATTAGAATGCAGGGGATTTGTAGAATTTTTTTATAATCAAAGAAGATTCATCGGCTGGATCAAAAACTGAAGATAGTTCGAAGAAATTAGGTTTAATACAGTTTTCCCAAACTCTCGATTCAATCTTACGACCATTCTTGTAAACAGTGGTCATCTGTCCCTTTAATTTGGGAATATGAGTGCAATATTCTGCTGGTTTTGAAGCATATTTACCACATGCAGAACATATTGTTCCTTGTACATCTGCCCCCATAGAAACACCATTAAGTGAACCATCCATTACAGCATTTGCTAGTCTAGGAAATGTTTGTGCATCTAGTTCCTCTAGACAGTAAACAGAACCATCAATAATTCCACTTCCCAATTTGGTTTCTCTATAGATTGATGCAAGAATTACACCACGATGACGCTTGGGATCAGCATTGTTATGCTCCACAAAGCAAGGACGTCCATTGAATGTTTTGTAAGATTGCTTGACTTGATCTACGGGCCATCCATCATAGTTGGCATTTACTCGTGTACTGATGGCCCTACTAATCCTATAGAGGTACCCATTTTCAGCATTAGTATTAGGGTTAAACTTAAAGTCTGACCAATCAATACTGTGTTCAGGAATCTTTTCTATATTTGAGAAGTTAGTATCAATACTATGTGGTAGTTTTAGGAAGGGAGCGCCATATTTTCTAAACATTATTTTTTCTTATCCTTAAATAATTTCTGACTATCTTCATATCCACTGTGCCAACCTATGTGTTCAACAAGTCGTTCATTAGTATTTGTTACAGTAATCGCTAATACTTCTACAGTTCTATTTAACAGGTCCACCTTTTCTTCAGTACGAGCAGCAACATCACCTAAATTATTACTAGTCATTCCATTTCTAGTGATTTTATAATCAATATTAGCAATTTCTGATCTTACTGCTTTGATTACCTCTAATTTAACTGCTTCTGCTATATCTTGTTTAGAATCGGCTACTACTTTATCTGTAATAGCTTCCGCAATCGCATCTTTGTTATCTTGTCTATTTTTCTTAATTGCAATATAGAGACTAACCGTTGCCAGTGCAATACCTAAGAGTAAATAAACAGTGCTGAGGTGAACGCCCGACAAGAGATTAACGGAAACACTTGATAGCAACATTAGTCATTAATTATCATAAATTGAATCGTTGAGATTTAACTTATGACTATTTCGAGCAATTTGATGTTCACCCTCTTGTATAATTGCCAACTTTGTTAGCGGAGAAGTTACACTGAGAAAGGACCCTTCATAAACAGCATATTTTGGAAGTGTAACATTATCTTCACCTAGCAAGAATGACATTTTAACGACCTTTCATTACCTAGGTTAAGTTTACACTTTAGTTACACTATTTATCTTTTGTGTCGTCTGGTTTTTTGCGATTTGGGAATTCTTGTGACCCGAATGTAACTTTAGGACCCATATCCTCTGTATTAACTCCAGTAATGGCTTTGTTATCAAAACCCATCATTTCACTCTTATGCTTATCGAAATCCATATTAGTGGGGATGATGTCTTCATTCAATTTGTCATCGAAGTCATTATCTTCTGGGCCAACGACGTTAGACTCTAAAATCTTTGCAATATGATCTTTCATATAAATTTCATCATATTTTTCGTAATTATCATCAACAACGATTTTTTGACCATTAGCTAACTTCATTTGAGTTCTAAACTGTGATTCCCATGGAACAGAAAACTTCATTCTATCTCCATAGGTTATTTCTCGTTCACCATCAAACTCTTCAGTAACTGATGCCTGCTTGGGGTTACTCTTGCGATACTTACCCCACTCTCCACCTTCTTCACCAACATTAGATACTATGGCACCCTCTTCGATGATAATGTCATCGCCAGTCTTTTTAGATGTGACTACCATCTCATTATCTTCAATACTGGCAGTCTTCTTCTGTGGACCATTTGGTTTACCCGATTTAGATTGCTTCGGTTGTGTCTTCTTTTGCTCATGAGATTCTGGTGGATGCTTCTTTTGAGTACCCAAACTATCTAGAGTTTCTTGGTTGGCAATAGATGGATACATATTAGGAATACCATTCACATCAGTATGAACAGGTGTTCCACCAATATTTGGAGTAGGAGAAGGCGAACCAAGACCCTGTATAGCACCAGGTCGTAGTTGTTCAGCTAATTGTGGATCTTGTAGTTGCATAATGTACGCTTCATACTCGGCTTGATATTCCATAGGAATAGGTAGTTGTAATTGGAAGCACCTATCAAAGATATCTTTCTTAACTTGCTGTTCTGCAATTACTAGATCGACCTTTTCTCTCTTAACGGTTTCTATTTCATCCTCAAAGTCAAGACCAGCATTTCGAGTAAATGTCTGAAAGCTAACAGGAAGACCCATACCAGCTAACTGTTGTAGGAATTGATGCTCAATATTTTCATCCTGTAGTGACATACTTTGGAAGATAATATCAGGGATAGCGAGTTTTGGGCGTTCTTCAACGAACTGAGCACCAGTTTCTTCATCAACAACTAACACAGTTTCCATGATTGGTACTGGGTGCCCACCGACATTACGATATTCGTAGAATCCTTGACGTTCAGCAACAGCTCGCATACGACCTTGGATAAAATGCTTAATTTGGTGTTGATGGGTAGTTAACATCTGTGTAATTAGTTCACGGTTAAGAGCACCACTAGCATAGGTTGCACCACTCTTACCACCCTGTAATAGTTCAGAGCCAATACCAAAAACCATCATGTAGTTAGCCTGGATTCGGTAGAAGTCATCATCCAATCGAGGCATAGATTCTCTACCGAATGCATTCTGAATTTCTAGACCGTGATGATATACCATTAATCTAAAGTCAGCATTAATAGCCCTTGCTAAGTCATCTCGCAAAACACCTAATTCCTCAGCATCAGGAATCCAAGGACCATCTCCATCAGCATCAGGTAAACCTAGTGTTGCCAAAATAAGTGGCGAATACAATCTATCAGAGATTGCTTCCATACTGGCTTGCAAACTTTCTTCCATCATTAACTGACGGAAGGCCCTCATAAGAAGAGGAGTACCGTGTTCAGCCCAAGGGTTGGTATTTTTGGTGACTAAACCAGCACTAACATGTGTGTGTGCCCCGGCGATACAAAGTGCATAAGTTTCTTGCTCTCCAGCCACTTTTATCTCTTTAATCGTATCCCACTCTAAAACAGATGAAGACACAACCTGTTGGTCCCACATCTGTTTTAGTTGTTTTCTAGGAAGCAATGGAGTTAGCTTCTCCCGGAGAATATCAACACCTTGATAAGATTCAACTTTAATATGATGAGGACTACGGGTGGTTGGGACACCAAGAACAGATAGTAATAGCTGAGTATCATCCAGCAACTTCTGGTTGTAACTTGCCCAATCATAAGCATTATACGTTTTCTGTGATTTCTGGTCAGTACGAGAAACTAGACAGCCATCAGAGTCTAAATATCCAGAGAGAAAAGCCCATTTAGCCTCTTCTGAGCCTTCCCATATTAATTGGGGAACTCTCTTCTCTTGACATTTTTGTCCAAATATACCTAGGTCACGGAAAAGATTCCGTAGGTTATTCGATCCAGTTGAAAACTTGGTTTTCCCATTAGTTCCATCATTAACGATAGCAAAACTGCTCTTAAATTTCTTGTGTAGAACACAATCATATTGCTTAACAAATTCTTCAACCCAATCGATAAGGACTTGTTCTTCATTATGAAATTCAAAGTAATGAGAATAATAAGATCCATCACCTACCATAAGTCCCAAGAAATAAGCAAGATCTACAGGCACTTCTTTTGACTTAAGATCAATAGACGTACCTATACGTATTTTATCTCCTGGTGATAAGTCTATTGCATTTATCATGCCGGTTGGTGTTAAGAAAGGATGATCCAAAGTACAAGTAAGTGTGCGGCCTTTCTTTGTAGTGACTGTTACTACGGGGGAAGCCTCTTTTACAGAATTATGTTCTACATAACTAGTAACTGGAGTGTCTGCAGTAATATCCCATGCTATAACAGGATCACCAATCTGAAGATCCTCAACTGGACGTGGACCAGTTGGAGTTAACATATCAGTTCCTGCTACCAGACACTTATAGGGAATGCCCTTCATAATCACATCTGAAACAGGGATCTCAACATCTTTTCTGGCGTATTCTACTACGTCAGGATACATAGCCATAAGCATGGCAAATTCTTTTTCTGGTTGTCTAGTCTCTACTAACTTTTTAACTTCTTCTGGAACTTTAATATGATACTGATAAGTTCTCAGAGCTCTGTTCTTGGCAACAACAACATCATTGGGGTTAATTAGTTCATCAGCTTCCCAAGCACCAATACCATCATTCCATGAACCAAGTGCGAATACATCACCAATGAGCCAGTGCTCACGACTTAATGAATACAGAAAATCTTGATACTGTAAACCATCCCAAAACAACTCTGAGAAAAATTCATTAACTCTTTTATCAGGGTGGGCAAATTCCATTCCCAGCAATGGGAATCGAGAATAGATATCGATCATTGAAGGAACTAGATAGTGAGTGGTGTAAATTAACCTTGCCCAGTCACGAATCTTTCGAGTTTGTTCGTCGGGATCCTCCATGTTGAACCACCATGTATTTTTTTGCGCCAATGATTCGACAACAAAACTATGGTCTTCTGTGATGGTAAAACTATAAATTGGCCCTGAATAATCTTCTTCAACTACTGATTTTACAGGAACCCAATAACCTGTATCCGTTCTTTCAATTGGAAAACGACGTATATTTTCTTCGATAAATTTTGGATCATTATCAAAAATATCAACACCAAGCCACTGCAAAAAACGTGGGTTATCAGAACGATTAATATTTACATTTTTGCCTTCTGTATTACTTGAGAAGGATTTAGTTGTACGTTTATAAATTGATGGGAAAAATCCATTTCTTTCTAAGAGAAGAACAAGTTGGTCTGTAAGAGCATTTGAAGATGAGAAGAATGAACTTTCGACAGGTTGGTAACAACCATCTCCATCGAAGTAACCACGTAGAAGTGCCTTCTGCTTATTCTCTGGAAGGTGCATCATCCATTCTGGTAAATGCTTATTATATGCACCAGAACCAAATGTATTTCTGAACCACTGTACTAATGCTTGACTAGTAATTATTACATTGATTGTATTATCAATATGTGAACGATCATCGATATGCCCATCTAGATCGAAGACTTTTTTTGCATAATCAAGTATTTGATTTGCATATTCTGTCTCATTTTTATTTAGAGAAAAGGTAAGAGATTTATCACGATTTCCGCATGAACCCTCAGCAATATATAGACCACTGAGCCACATCAATTCTTCCGTAACAGGGATTGAGATCGGAAGATTATTAATTGGTCGTCCAATATTCTTATACTGTCCAGATTTATGATGTGTAATATATCCATCTTTAACAGTAAATTCATCATCATTTAGAGAATCAATTATAGATATTTCTTCATAGTCTTCAATAGAATTATCCACGGGAACAAAAACTAGATCTCCGCGCTTTAGATGATTAATATGTACCCAGTCGATTACATCATTTCTTTTTGTCCAAAAAGGATGTCCCTCTGTTAAAGTAACTGGAAATCTATACTGAGGAGTTACTGTATAAATCTTACCGTCATATTGTTGTGTTTTTGTATCGAGAACTCTACGGTAACGACCCATATGTGTCAAAGCTTTATCACCACAAACTACATCTTCAACCTTTTTAGCACCATCCAACAAACTCATCCACTGTCCAGGTAAAATACATCTCTCTCTAAACCACTCAAATGGGTCATGGAGTTTAGGCATTGCCCACTCGGAGTTGGTGCCCATGGATGCACCAGTACGCTGATTTCTACTAACTGCTGGACCTATATTATCGCTAGGTAAATATAATTCTTTTTTGTTAGCACTAAAACTATTTAACCGCTCTCTACCAGCAGACATTCGGGTATAGTTTTTTACGTCTTGCGAGAGATTACCGTATCTACCAGTATCAACTGTACTTTGTGCGCGAAGACGATTAAAGAGAGGATTCCTCTTCATCTCATTTAATTGAGTAGAGGCCGACCAGTCTTTTTCGTTTGGCATTAACTATATTATATCTTATTTTTGCGAAAATTGCAAATTCTAATAGATAAAATTACATTCCGCAAGAGCATGAATCAATGCCAGGAGCTCGTTCATGACCACAGTGATAGAAGGAAGTTTCACCAGATAAGATAATTACTCTTCCCCCACGAATTGCACTACCACTTAACGTGTAATTTGTTCCCACACGTCGCAGGGTTGCTGTCTTAATACGTTGTTCGCGTTCCATTGACATAATATCCTTTATGGGCCAAGCCAAGTATGATTACTTGGGAGATTAGGAATAATTGATGGACCAGGAGTACTAACTATAACTCCACTAATAAGAGAATAGATTTTTGGAGCACTAATAGTAAGAGATCCCAATGAACTGTTAGTATCCAAAGCATTGGAGCCCACACCCATGGCAGAAAGATCAAGGAACATCCCAGTAGTTGACCAGTTGATAACTCCTGTACCACCACTTGCGACTAATCGATATGCATTATAAGCAAAACCAGACGCTTGAGGTTGACCCATAAAGTAAGTTGTCTGAGCAGATGATACAGTCGTCTGAATTACGGCTACCCAACCACTAGTTGAATAACGATTTAGATTTCCTTGTAAAGTAACTACACAAGAACCGGCCCAACCAGATACTGCAAAAAGACTTACACTAGTGTAAGTTGCATCATTAATTGACGTTTGTGAATCAAACGAACAAATTGGTCCAATATCAATACTATTTCCATATCCCCATGGGTTGGTACCACTAATGGGGTTAAGACCAGGATTTAATGAACCTGGTACTGTACCAGATGGTGTACCATATTGACTTTGCGTTGGATAAGGAGGATAACCAATCTGAGTACCACTAGGATTAATAGCACTTAGTAGTGCTCCGCTAGGGGGAGTTCCATTCCAAAATAAATTAGTAAATTGGCCAAGAGGCCAAGTGTATTTAACTTGTCTTGGTCCTACTCCTTCAGCCCAATTAGCCATATTAATTTCCTTCTAGAAGTCTGACGATTTCCATCTCTGATTTTAATTCAGGATGCTCTTTCAAAAACTCCTGCGACTTTAAAGCTAATTGCTCATCAAAATCGTCCACTTCTTCATCGTCCCCTAGGAATTCACCCGAAAATACTGGTGCGGTAGAATCGTTTTCGTAGTCATAAATGAAGTTATTATCTATCTCTTCAGATTCTTTTGTATTTGCCATTAAAGCTTTTTTGGTTCTATAGGCATCTGCTTTAAATGGAATTACGTTATTTGGTCCTGCAAAATCTTGTATTGCACTAACAATATGAGTTGATAATACTTTTACATCTAGACTTGGATCTGGTTTTTTATATAGATTCTTGAGGAATTCACTAGCTGAAATAATCATTTCAGTATTTAAGTTTTTACCTTTTAGTGCAGCAACCTGATTCTGTTTAGAATCCCATGTATAACTTATCTTATTACCATTATAATCAAAAAGATTACCTATAATAAATTCATCTTTTCGAGATGTTTCAATATAAGTATCTATCGCAACAAATGTAACTTCTGGGGAAACTACTTCAACCGGATCTATTGAACGAGATACAATTTTTGTTGTAGAAAGTCTAAGTACCATACTAAACTAGTATAGCATACTACCTTTGATTAATCAAACGGTAATTTGCTTTCTCTTCAGTAGAAGCTACTTTGTCATCCCAAATAACTGAGAATTCATTAGTTCCTTCTGAGATAACTGTTCCTTGAATTCCTTGAGCAGCGACACGGCCTTTTACAACTGAACCATCCTGTACAAGCACAGTACCAAATACAGAATCTTTTGAGGCAGAAACCAACTGATTATATGGAGCGGTCTGTTGGGCTGGATTGTCAGTGTCACGACCATGTTGAGTTCCATGAGCAATGTCCCAGTCAATGCGTTCTGCCCATCCATTTCGAAGTTCTTGCTTTGAGTTCTCATTGCGTTGTAGGTCACTCTGGGACTCATCAACGAAGTCGTTGGGAAGAGCCTGATTTGGGGCAACAAAATCGTCATCTACCTCAGAACCTTCTGAGAAGAGATCAGCGACTTTAATGTTTAATTTAGAAGTTGTGGTCATAAATTTCCTTTACGATAACTATGGTAAGTTCCAATAGAGATTAACTGTAATTCATTTGAGGTACATCGGGGGTAATATCAGGAGTAGAGGAATTAGTTGGTTCTACCATATGTACTTGAGTTCTTTGCATTTTTTGTACCTTAAGTTTCTTATCAGTATCATAAGTATCATCTGCATTTTCTTCAACCGGATTTAACTTATTTTCTTCTTTTGCAGAGGTTTTAGGTGAAGTTTCTTCACCTGGGGAATCAAATAGAGTATTTAAGTCAAAACCATCTGTATCAAGACTCCTACCTTCTTCTTGAGCAGGAGGTCCAGTTAATCCTGGACGATCTCGCATTTTTTGACTATTGAACTTTGGTTCTGGTATATAAGGCTTAAACTTTTCTGGTCGTTTACCATTTTTAATCTGTTTAGCGAAGTGTTGAACAACAGGGTTATTAGCCCACATTCCATGTTCAACTTCTTGTGTACTAAATGGGTTATTAAGTTGGTATAAGGGGTTTCCAACATATACTGATTCTTTTGGACCACCCTGACGGATCTCCTCTGGAAATTTAACCTTTTCTTTAGCAAGAACTGGTTCTGGACTTCTACCTGGGACACCTGTTTCTTCTGCTGGCAAAGAAGTGTATTCTGATTTTTCTGTTGGAGGTTCTATAGTGTGATTGACCACATAATGTTCTCTTTGTATCCTATTAGGGACACATGTAGCTCTATCTGCTGGTAGTTCTACTACACGTCCAAAGTTCTCTGGAGTCCACTGTGGGGTTGAACCTCTAAGATCTTGTTTAGCTAATCCAGATTCCATAGGTCTTTTTAAACGTGCTCCTACAGTTTGAAGAATAGCTTTGCCATTTGGCTTAGTGTATTTTCCTGTTACTAGTCTACTGTTAATACCAGTAGTGACGCCTTCTCTAGGGCTATCAGAAGGATTATGATAATCAACCATACATCCAACATCTGGTTCATGGTCTTCACCAGGATCATGGTCACAACCAAGACCGTTATGGACTTCACGCCAATTTTCGTCATTTTTAAAATATGGCATGGGGTCCGTGATACCCATTTTATGTTTGCCTAAATCAAGTACGCTACCGCTTTGGTGAGGTATTTTTCTACCCTGCCTAAATTGTTGAGCAGTTAGAGCAGTAGCGATTTCAGGGTCCATATCCTTACCTATGACAGGAGAAAGTTTTTTTCTCAAAGCTCCTCTTAACTGTCCAAAAATATCCAGGTTTTCGCTAACAGTTTGAAGATTATCTCTCCAACCTCTATAAGAAGGACGTAAACCAAGATCGCGTTTTTTGCTCTTTGCCTTTACTTGTTCATCGGGTTCGTTCTCCTGTGTTTCAGTTGCTGCTTCAAGATCCTTCATACCCTTAAACATTTTGGACATAGTAGAACGCTTTTCGCTAAGGGACTTTTGCCCCTTTAACATAGATTTAGTTTTCTCTAGTGCTTTAGAAGGATTATTTACAAATGGACGCAACATATCAGATTCATCCATTTGGCGAACTGTTATAGGACCTCCATGTAGACGCTTATTCTGTTCAGGCGTTAAAGTTCTTCTAGATGGAGTTAATGGAGCTAATGATAATCCTTCTGGTAAAAAGTCTTCTTCTGGTGAATCTTTAGGACCTTCTGGTTTACCAAAAAAATCATCTCCTGATTCATCGGGTTTGGCTGTTTTGCTATTGAAACTATTTTTAATCCTTTTAAAGAAGTTACTTGCAGTTCTTTGACGATCTGGGTCTAGTAGTTCTGTCTTTGATAGGAAGTCCATATAAGATGGCTCTTTTGCACTATGAATCGGAGGTACGGGGGGAGTAAGCATTCCGACTTCGTGTGGAGTTATTCCATCAAAGTCCGATAAGTTATTTTTACTCTCATAGTCGTACTTTGATTCTACACCTCTAATTTTCCAGAGAAGTTTCAACGGAAGTAGGCGTTGTCCTTCAAAATAATTTTTATCATAAGGGCCTAATTCATTACCAGCACCTTCAGCGTCAGGTTTAGTATAAGTATCTTTCCCGTCAACATGTGGGCACTTAACCTGAAGAATTGGTGTATAAGGAGATGCGATAGTTCTCTTTTTAGAACCATTACATGTAGGACAAACAATATCATGCTTAGCTTCACCAGTTTGAGCAAATCCAGGTTTATCAGATCCTTTACCAAGGCATGTAGGACATTCTTTTATAGGAATATTATTCTTATTCCCATTGCAGGTTGGACATGGTATTTCGTTAATTTCATCAACACCACCGCCATAAGCTGGAACTACTTTTTTACCTCGATTAAAACAATCTGGGCAAACACTTGGTTTATAAACACCGGGTCCTTGCCCAACTCCACGAGCAGTTATAGCACCCTCTCTACAGGTCTTACATTCTGTATAAGTAGGAGATCCAGCAGTTATTTTCCCAGTACTATTACAACCCGAACAACCAGGAACTTTTTTTCTACGGATTTTGTTAGCTGTTGGTTCACCAGATAAGGAATATGGAATTACTGCAACCGAACCAGAATTTTTTCCGGATTTAGTACTGCATAGACGACATGATCTTTCATCTTCTGCTAATTTAATTAGTTTTGTTTTGGGAGAAAAAAAGATTTTCATATTAGTCAAATAGGTTACTTAGATCTATGTCAAATCCACCTTGGTTACCAGTGTCTTTATTGTGTGAACGTTGATTGTCCCACTGTTCCTTCAGTTTCTTTTGGTGTTCTACTTCTGGATCATCTATACGTTGACGTTCAACTTGTCGATCAACTCTAGTTTTTTCATCAGATAAGTTCTCACTATCTTCTGGGAAAGCTCTATGCAATTCAGCCATACCTGTCATTAACTTCTTTGGTACCTCTGAATGGTTACGACATACTGTTGTAAGATATCCCATACTAGCGAATGGATCTATTGCACCATATTTGGCTTCTAGACTACATTCAGAAGTACCGTCAGTACCAACATGTTCTTTAAGAGTTTTTCCATGTTCGTCAGTTCGTTTTTTAAACGTACATTCTTGACGTGGGTTATACTCACCAATTTCAGCGAAACCAGACTTAGCCATTTTATATTTTAGTTAATCTTATTCGTTTGAATCGCCAAATAGGTCACCAAGATCAAGGGTAGACATATCTAAGTTATCCCTAGATGGCTTAACTGTCTTAGGTTTTTCAGTTGGTCGAGGAGTTTCTGACCTAGCTTTAAATGATGCCTGAGCTCCCTTAAGAGTAGAGTATAGTTTTGATAGTGTGTTTACTTTTTTACTCGCTGTTTGAACAGTATCAACATTAGAACTTGGATAGTATTGCGTAGTTTCATTTACTGAATTTGGAGAAATCTGATTAGTATCAGGATCAACAGCAGTTCGGGGATATCTACTTTTACCAGTGGTAGGACTATCTAATCGGTGTACTATTAATGAATATTCACCAGGAGTAGAACCAGCCATGGATGAATCTCCTTCAGTATCGGGAGCAAGACCTTCACTTCTACCTAAACGTACATGCTTTCCGTTTCTATGAGAACTCACACCAGCTAATATACCTAAGTTGGCTTCAGTTCTTGGTTCGCTCGCTCCCCAACTGCGAGTTGTTGATACGATGTCGCCTACTCGATGAGTTTTATCTCCTATCTTAAACGATTCTTGATTATCCGGGTGAGGACCCGTGCCTCCTGTTCTGGCATGATATGCATCTTTAGCAGCAGCCCATCTTGCACTCTGATCTGGATGCATTAAGAACATCCTACTTGGTGGGATTTCTCCAACTTGCTCTTCAGTTGGGTTAGTGAAACTATCCGCTTCAGACCCTGCTGACGACTTTGATCGATTAATATGTTGCTGTCTAGCATCAGGTGTAAGCCCCGAAAGATCTTTTGGTCTTTCATCTTCCATATGTGGTAGAGCACCAACTTGACCGTTTACACTAACGAAACTGGGGGTTTGTACTTTAGTAAGAATGTGATGTTGACCACAACCAGGTTGCATTGAGCCATCCTCGGCTACATCTGAAGTTAGACCGCAACCATCACCTTCATGGTGTTCGTGTTGACACTGTGTAAATGAATTATCACTGGAATCAAATCCTCGGAAAGTATTACCAGTGCATCTGTGATGACTCTCAAATACACCTGAATTCCCTAAGGAACTACGGCCAAGTACTGTCCCTGCCATAGCACGAATATGTGATGGATCTATTGCACCAGGAGCATCTTCTCCTTTACGTCCTTTAAGGCTATTACCCAGACGCTTTTTATCTGGTCCGTATAGACCATGGGCGTCAATCCAGACAGCAGAGTTTGGAGTTAATTGTTTCTTAACTTCTGGGTCATCTAAGCGACCTAGAGATCCACCAATGGCTTTATCTAAAAGTCCTAATTTTATGGAAGTTTGTTCAAATGGAGTATAAGGTTTACCGGTCTTTGGGCTATTCTCTTCAAGAGGAAAACGTCTTTCTGGTTCTCCATCACCATCCTTTTGTCTGGTAATTGACCACTTATCCCATAATTTTCGGCTTTTTTTATCTTCTGGAAGGACCGGGGAGGCAACCCTTTCGGGTAAGTTAAAATTTCTCTCAGAGCTACCTTTGGCCGAAGCCTCTTTAGCATATTCTTTTTGTGGAAACGAAGCCGAAGAAAGATCAGAAAGTCCACTGTACGGATTAGACTTCTTCTGAACATCAGAAGTGTCACTAATAGCTTGTTCTTTATCTTGCTCGTCCTTTACGGAAACTTCTTTATCAGCTACCTTCGGACAAAGAGTACAATTAGCGTGCTTGATATCCCATTCTTGGTAGAGTGCTTTTACCAATTTTGCTTTGCTATCAGAGACAGAAGCTAGTCGGCGTGAGGAAGTTGATTCAAGAATTTCATCAATTGCAGTTGCCCTCTGATAGAACTCTTCTTCTGAGTGGGCAATAAATAGGAAATTACCTACCTTTTTGGTAACTTCATATTTAGCATTAACGATATCTTTCGCTGCAGCCTTGGCTTGATAAATTAATTCGTTATCGTCCGAATATTCTAATGACATGGGAGGTTCTCCAAATAGTAGGTATTATGCCTTAAAAGGCTCTGTACGTTTACTAGTTTGATTTCCGTTACTATTTACTCACCAGACACAAAATCTAACTCAAATTTATTGCCGATATTCAATATACCTGTACCAGAAAAATGGCCAACTTCAGTAGCATCATGTTTTTCATATTCGAAGTTATTCCACATTTGTTCCATCTCTGGACTAAGGTGAATATCATCAAGTATAATTAGACCTTTAAAACCCATGTCAACCAAAAACTCAATCATTGGAGGTTCCTGTAGGCCATCATGAGGATCTACGTCAATTACGATAAGATCAACAAGATCATATTCAATCTCATCTTCCATAAAATCAGCAACACGCAGAATAATATTATTTTTATCTAGTGCTCCAGGTTGATGTGTTTCTATACTCATCAAATCATAGCTAATAACATTCTTATCACTAGTAGAAAGTGCTAGAGCGGAACCGCCGAATAGCGTACCAATATCTAGAACCATTTTTCCGCCTACTTGTTTTGCTAGATAAGAATAGAGTTTATACTCCGTAGTACCTGCTTCTTTGTCCCAGGACATAAAGTTAGGGGGACACCATCCCTCTTGATATTGAGCAAGACTAGTGATATCTTCATCTATGATTTCTTTACGATTTAAAGTAAGTTTTTTCATGTTATTTACGGATGCAAAATAAGAGGTCATCATATCTTCCGAGATTTTCTCTTAAATCTATACACTCATAACTAATACTATCATTTAAATTTAAAGGTAGTGATTCAATAAGAATTGGAAACCATGAAGTATCTTGTACATCTTCTAGAACCATTATTCCACCCTCATTTAATTTTGGTAAATATAGTTCCATACATTGTTGCAAAGTAGGTATAGTATGAGGACCATCATCAATAATGATATCCCAATTATCGAGTTGATCAAGTGTTTCTGCATCAAAACTATAGGCATCACAAATTCCTACTGATACTCTATCAATATTCTTATATTTATCTACTCGTTGATCTGAAATATCGAATCCAGTAATTTCAGCATGTGGAAAATACTTACTCCATAATGCTAAGGAGGCTCCTTTATAGACACCAATCTCTAGAAGACTAATTGGTTGGTCTTGATACTTCTTAAACTCTTTATTATAGAAACCATTGATATAATCATGTTCTCCTGGATACCCACCTTTGTCGGTACCGCATTCTGGTTCTTTCCACCAAGTTAGGTCTAGATTTTCTGCTAATAGAGTTTTAAGATCCACCGGTCACCAATGATTCGATGTTAATAAAGGCATTTTTGATAACCATTTGCAAACGTTCCATATAATACAGATTTTCTCCTTCGGGACTTGATCCGAAGCATAGATGTCTTTGAACATAGTTGTAGTCATCACTACCTGTTACTAGTTCTTCTGAAGTACTAAAGATCCAAGCTGGACAGCCATGACCCTTAATAAAGGATCTTGTAGGAGCCATGGTAGTTCCTTTATCTTCTGTGTCAGGTGCTGGCAATGCAACAATTGAATCTGGTAAACATACTACATATAATCTTGCCATTGTATTAATCTCTTTCTCTATGAGGAGTAAACTACCTTTTTAATATCAGCATCATTCAATGCCTTTTTACAACGACTGCACGGTTCCGACAAACCAAAGCTACCATCTTTCCTAGCTCTGGCTACATACACAATAGCGCCTTTAGCCTTACTACCTAGTATAGCAAGAAGACGGCGCTCAGCGCAAATACCTGCCTGTGATTTTATATCTTTGTCTTCTAGAACAGTAGGATGGTTTCTTCCCTTATTACAGGCTACACCAATTACTCTACCACCAGATACAGCAACTGCTCCGACCTTGAATCTTTCATCAGAGGTTTTAGCTGTTTTCAACGCTAGCAATAGCATCGAAAGATCTTTATTTGAAATCCCTTGAAAATCAACTAATGTTTGCATTATATAACTCTTTCTAATTTTTTATTTCTAAACTTTGCGTTATAAGCATTTTTTAAAGGTCCACAAAGATCACATTGACAATGATACTTTCCGGTAAGTCCTCCTCCGTGATTGACCGTTTTTATATCTCCCTCAGAAATACTTTTTTCTACATGGTGATCGTGGCAAAGAAGATGACACTTATTCATCTCAGCTGCCAATTTTGTTTCACTGGCACCACTTATCATTTTAGATACATCAAACTCCTTTTCGGAAGCCACTTTATGATCGAATTCTAATCTTTCAGTTGTTCCGCATACTTCACATATACCACCCAATTTTTCTATCCATTCGGCACGACGACGGTGGTAGCGTGCAAGAGTATATTTCTTCATATACTCGTTATAGTGAGTTCTACATCTGCTCTTATTACTCTGGGGAAGAGATTCTAATGGACATCCATCAACAATACAAATTTTCATACTCTAAGTATATCACTCTTAAGACCTTTTGGGTTTGAAGAAGTCATTGGTACCATTTTAGTTACTCTCCTTTATCTCTTCTCGTACTATACTAAAATCAGGAACAGTACGAATATTAAAATGTCTTATAGGAAAATCTTCATCACGTTCTATAAAGTTATCTCCACATTTAAAAGTACGATCATTCTTATGAAACCAACCAGTAGGAGTACTCCAGTTTTCTCGATAGATTATTTCAGTTCCTGTCCAATCTACATATTGATAAATTGTTTTACCACAAACACAAAAAGATTCAACAGTATGGTATCCGCCTGGACATTTTATTTCCATTTTTGTTTTCCTTTACTTATTAGAAATATTGGCTCCGGTTTCCATAGCCACGGAGTCCTCTAGCCGCCTCTAGCGAAGAGGTTCCGGGTTTGCAAGTCCAGTAGCCAACTGCCCCGTGAAACTAATCTTAACCCAGCTAGTATGCATTATTCGGTCTTTATCCCCTTAGCCTTGACGTTGATGAGGTAACTTAAGTCTCATCTACGACGCTTAAAGTTCCTTATAACATTAAGCGAAGGAGCGTATTAAAGGGGCTATTTTATTACACCGACTGTCTATACACCACCAATATTTATTTTCCTTTTCCTTATTTAAATTTGCACCTCCGGAGCATCCAACTTAATGAATTGCGCTACCGGAGGAATAATTCGACCAGTAGTACTTCACTAACCTAGGCTAGATGAGGTCAGAACCCTCTAGTCAATGATTGATTCGGTTAGACTGTTACCAGCCCCATTCCTTACAGTCTGGCGGATCTGGTACTACTAGTCTAGGTTTATCCCCTTCTGACTGCAAGATAAACCTTAGTGGCAGGGGATGGATTTGAACCACCGATCTCTTGGTTATGAGCCAAGCGAGAACGACCAGACTTCTCTACCCTGCGATCTTGTTAGCGCTTAGTCTTTGGTGTTGACTTAGGCGTTTGTTTTGTCCTAGCAGGCGAAACTGGTTTTACAGGTGTCTTTGCAACCTCTTGAGCCTTCTCCAATGCATTAACATCAGCAGCCCATACACCATTAGGTGTTTCTGCGAATGTTGAAGATACAGGTGGTGTTACTGGGGGAGTTGGCAAATTCGCTGGAAGTGCTAGGAAAAACACACTCAGCCAAGGGAACTTCTTTTCACCCTCAGAAATTAGCCAGTGATATGCATACCCAATAGGAGCTGTAAACAAAAGTACAAATCCATGATCAATTTTTGTCCAATAGGTAAGTCCTAGTGACACTGCTGCTGCTACAAAGGCAGATACTGCTGTAGCCCAGTTAGGCTTAGTTGCTACGGTGTTGCTTAATCCTTTACTCATTATTTCTCTCTCTGTTTAGAATGGTAAAATGTTGCTTATATTATAGTACAGGTTGGTTAGGCCTCTGTCAAGGCTTTGGTTAAAGAATTTTTAGAATTAATCTGAAGGGATGTTGCATTGACTAGTTCGCCATCCTGAAAGACAAGAAATTGAGGGATAGATTTTATCCCATACTGAGCGGCAATTTCATAACTTTCATCAACATCTACTACTCCAAAGTGGAGATCGGGATTTTCATTAGAAATCTCTTCTATAATTGGTTTAATTACTTGGCATGGATTACACCATGTACCAGAAAATTCTACTATATTTTTCCCTTCAGAAGATATAAAATTTTCAAAATTCTTTTTATTTAATTGGGTAATCATTTGTTTTTCTTTCTTTCTTTTAACATTTGTTTTTCATTTTTGATTTGAATTTTAGTTGGTGATAGTACATCAAAGGCTGATGCTAGATCAGCAGGAGCAAATAGTTGTGGGGTTCCATTAAAGAATATACCACCACCCCAGAGCATCATAGCAACTAGACCCGAACAGTTAATAGTGTTGTTAACTGTAATTCGAAGTTTAACTCCAGTTGCAAACTGAAATCCTATAGACATATCACTAACCCAACCATATTTATCTTTTAGGAAGGTTTTGGCTGCATTTACTGATTGAATTCTATTTGCAGAACTTAATTTTGTATTAACAACATAGTAAGTTAAATCTTTATATTTAGAAATATTATCAATTTTAACTCCAGAACTTAGAGATTCAATAATAGTACCATTATTATCTATAAAGCCTCCACAGTGAGACCACTTAGAATACTTTCGATTTTCACCATGGAATCTAAGTCCTTGTCCAAAGAGAATTAATCTACTAAAAAGGGTAGTATTGCGTAATAGAAAGAAATCTCCAGGCTTAGAAGAGGTTACTTCCTCTCCTGGACCGTAAACGGTATAATTAGCTTTTTGAGAATTAAACGTCGCCATGGGTTTACTTATCCAATTTGTTAGTGGTGTTACTTAGGTATTTAAGTATATACTAAATTAGTTAGTAAGTCAAGTAAAACTAGTTAAAAACTTCCACTAGCGGTTCCTGAACCACCCATTTGATCATGGTCAATTAGCATACCCGGTAATAGTTGGGCACTCTGGTTTGGAAGGTCATTTGCACGAGGTCTTCCATTTTTAAGTTCATCTGCTGGATTTAATAAAGTATCTGGAGACTCTTCATCTGGATGAGTATCAAAAATTTCGACAGTTGATTGATGCCAACTACTAGTTATATATGCTGGTTCAATTGTTTCAATATTTTCAGGGATATCTACACCCAAATTGTCATCGTCGTGTTCATGAGTAAGTGGATAATTTTTACGGGCAGAAGGATTTTTATGAAGATATATATGAGCATCAATTGGCGAAAGATCTTTTGTGTTTCCATCCTTTGAATTATATACAATCACCCTTCGAATATGTGCTATGGCTTGTTCTCGACTTTCTCCAAATTGTTCCATGGTAGATTGTATCACAGGTTCATGATGACTAATTATATGCTCTTTAGCATCGTTATGATTTTCGGGCCAAGGGTGATTAATGCCATCCATATGAGCATATCTCTCTTGAAAAGAACTCATGACAGGACCAGTTGAATCTTCATTCTGATTATCAGTTGGTTCAAAATCTAGTGGACCACTTAGGTTCTTAGTGTGTGGCCATGGGCCATTGACATCATCACCAGTGAACCAAGACCTTAATGTAAGAGGATTAGCATCTTGACGTTGTTCTGAATAATTACGTTGACCATCATCTATTGGGAATCGAGATTGTAGTCTGCTAGTATCCTCTAGGGAGACCATTCTATTGGCATTATCATTAAGTGGATTTCCGAACTCATTTGGTCCTGCAGTTTTCCAACTACTGTTTTTAAATACACCAACAGATTTAGGGAATTTATCAACATTAGTAGCGTTACTGTCTAGATCTTGTGGACCAACTACTTCTTCGTCAGGATCTATCATCCCCGAAATTCCTTCTCCACGCAGAGTATCGGTAGGATCGGCTAGTTTTTTAAATGAAAATGATTGTGGTAATGCATCTGGAATTTCTTCAAATTTATGATCATTCGAATGATAGTGATCTGGTTGATCATTTTTTATTGGGAAACCAAGTCCTTTATAAAATGCATTATAACCATTTGGATCTGTATGATATAATTCATGATCATCTTCATCACCAATGAATTGATCTTTATGATGAGTTGTTAGATGTGCTAGTAAATCGTCTTCATCGTCTATGTGAGGATGATGATCATTGTGAGCAATTTTCCAACTGCTTCTATTCATCTTGGAAGAAAAACGTTCTTTCCAACTCATTAGATGTTTCTTCCAAAATCACCATCTTGACAGTGTCTACACGCAAATGGATAGGAGTGTATTGATGTATGATACTTGTCGTGATGTTCTTTACTAGTTCCTAAGGAATTATTTTCCCCTCTAGAATAGTCATTCCATTTCTGCTGTTCTTGATCTTCGTTCTGGTAATGGGGCATAGTATATGATGGTTGTGGAGTGGAACCCCAGGCTTGATCGAAATCTTCTCTATCCATTGCTTCAGCATAACGCTCTTTAAAAGCAGTTATTGTACTGGGTTGTACTGCCTTATTTATATCCTTAGTTAAAAGAGGAGGACCTTCGGGTCTATCACCAACGTCTAGTTTATATTCGGGATGAGCCATTGGTTGACCATTCTCCCAAAGAACTTCTCCATGATTAAAAGCACTGGGAGAAATACCGTCTAATTGACCTTTACCATCTCCTAATACTTCATTATGTGGTCCATTCAAACCGGCAACTACTGGACTATCAAAGTATGGATCTAACATTTTCTTTAATACTTCTATATTAGTAGTAACATTCTTTTGTTCAATATTCTGAACATACTGATTCCAAAGAATTTTTTGACAGGCTACTTCGTAGGTTAATTCATCACTTTCTCTAAAAGTAAGAGAAAGTTTGTAATCATCTAATTTGGTGACTTCGGGATCAGCCCCATCAGCCTTAAATTGATTGATTAAACTAAGTGCAACTGCATCTACATCATAGATAAAGGGAGTGACATTAAGAGTAATTTGGCGACGACGATTTTCACGGTTTAATGGCATAGTACATTTACTACGCCAATTTTTATACCTAATTAGTGTTCAGGATACCAATCTTTGGTCGCAACTTGATCTATTCTTAATGTAGTAGTTCCACTAACAGTAGGACCAGTTACTAAATCCCAACCTGGATCTTGAAACTTCTGAGTTACCCAATTAGGATAGGTAATTTCGTGAACGCCATATGAATTCGAGCGATGATGCTTGGGACAAAGTAGTATTAAATTTTCTTTTGAGTCCAAAAACTCTTGGACACTAGTAACGTCTGGAAAAATTGCCTGTATCTTTGCTAAATCAGTAGAGTTAGCCAAGGCCCATTCTACGAATTCGTGATGGCCTTCTAGTCGTATTTGTTCGCCTAACTCTTCTTGGGTAATCCCACAGATATAACATCCAGGACTACTAGATGCTTCCATCTCCTTCTTGTTTTCTGAAAATTCGGGAGATTCAGCACCCCTCTGAACATGAGTAGGATACATCACTGTTTCGGTCAATTTTCTAGTCTGGGAGTGTTGAGTTACTTCAGCACCTTCTACTGGATCACTCACTTTATGCTCCTTTAATTATTTTCCTATTAACTAGAGTGATTTTCGTATCGGTTAATTATCTCATGAGCCCATGATAACTTATCTACTACGCGCTGACCTGCTGGTTGAAAAGTGGACCATAATTCTAAATTTTCTTGACGATTATCATCCTTTATTCCATTTATATGATGGACGTTTTCATCTTTAAATAAAGGACGACCGAGAATTTGTTCCATGATAAATCTATGTTCACGAATACCGTTTTTTTTCCATGACGACCTATCACTCGATATCCATCTTTATCTATATAACCTTCTCCGGACTTGCCCTTCTTCCTTAAAGGGATATCGACTCTAGGATCTCCCCATTTTTTGACCCTACTATAATGAGAAACACAATATCCGAGAGTACGCGGAGGGTGATCGCAATTATCTACAAAACATGTACTATTTGGAATCACACGATATTTTAGTGGTTGTAATTCTTTTCCTCTATTTTGTTGATTCCAGTGTCCGTGACAAAGCCCAAGAGCATTGTGAATGTTCTTACAACCAGGAAATGAGCAAAGTCTTATTTCGCCTTTCTTTGCACGTATACGCGTCATTAGAACGGCTGTAAATTGGGATACTTACGAGAAACAAATTGCTTCAATGATTTCCCCTCATAACGCCTACATAGATAATCTAAACTAACTTCCATTAATTCGTAGCCACCATTTCTGACATCATTACACACAATTATACCGCGCCAATGAGCTTCATTCCCCTGGAATCCTCTATACTTTTCGTCGTGAATATAACAGGAGCCTGAAACTAATCCTCGTTGTTGCTGGCCCATAACATAACGTATTGCTGTAAGATGAACTTGTTGATGCCCTTGACTAAATGAAGCACCGATAGTTTTAAGTCGTGTTTCTATATTATTACCAGAGTAAGGTCTACCTGTCATGTTATTTTGGAAGTAATGTGAATAATTGACGCCTTCAAAATTAGCAACTTTCAAGAATGGATAGCGGTTAAATCCATATTTTTCTACATCCATGAATTCTAGTCCAATGAGCCCTTCTAACTCAGGTGACAACTGTAGTGCACGTTCGACTCGAAACTCATGATTTCCATCAAGGAATTCTAAACTGAGTGGCCACCATGGAGTTTTGCCCTTCTTTTCATCTTTTGCTCGACTATCTAATAAAGGTTTCATAAATGCAGCCATTGCATCATTTCCTGCTACAAAATCTGCAATAATTCTGCGACCTTCATAGTCCTTAGTTCCCTTATCATAACTAGATAGGGAAGGCATATCCCACCAGTCTCCAATGATTATGATTCGTATTCGCCTACCGTAGAAGTGATCTACAATGTACTGTGCGATCCACAGAATATGGTCAATTGGAACTCCAGGGCCAACTTGTGTGTCTGGGATCATGATATGGGTTATGGGACCATTATCCGATAAATCATCCGGTCCTATTTTAATGACTTGTGGTACAGTATGCTTAATGGACGTTACTCCTGCAAGCAACTCTGCCCTGATCTTCTCAGTGGCACCAGAGGCCCCTAGATGCCCCGTAGAGGGCACCAAATTGGTATGACCCTTCCTGATATGGCCACGCAAAGTATAGTAGTTAATACCGTACTTTTCAGCTACTGCTCGTTGTGTAATCTTTCCTTCGGATATGTCTGCATTGATCTTAATGGCTCTCTCTTGTGGAAAGCATATTGAACATTCTGACACTATTTACCTCACTGGTTTATATTCCAGCAGAGGCACTAATCTTGTTGCTGATCGTCCTCTGCTTTGGGATCGTTCCCGTCTTCGGTATCTATTGTACCAGATGGAACTCCCTCTTGCAACGGATCTTTCGTATAATTTTTGTCGAGCGGTTGTCCGTACTTAATAACCATAATAATATTCCTTTATTAGTTTGTTAGTTTTTCTTTGTGAGTCATTTTTTTATGACGATCAGAACGTTTTACTAATTCTAATTCTAACATAATTACTGCTTTATCGCGTTCTTTAGGAAGAACATTATTCCAAATAACTTTAGAACTATCACTATCCCATATTTGGCCGATAAAACGTTTATTTTCGCCAAGTAATAGTGCTTCCCAAGTAAAAATGCACTCTTCACAAGTCCACGTAGCTATTACTTCAAATGGATATTCAATAAAGAATTCATGCATTATATTTAATATTTTAACTTTTTAAACTAATTAAAAAATTGCTGAAAAATATCCTAATCGCTGTAGATAATCTTCTACAGGAATTCCTGATGCTCTAGACATAATTGTGTAAGCACTCAGTAACAGATTAACTAAAGAAGAATAAAGTTCATCTTTATCAACTTCGTTAAATAGTTCTTGAGCGATTTCCTCTTGACCAGAATATATTGCTGTGAGAATTGCCACAACCTTATTTAGGATCTGAGGCTCGTCTTCTTTATAATCTTCCAAGGTTGCTCCCTGGGTTGCATTACGGTATAAATTTTATACCTAAGACAATTATAGCCAGTTGACACCAGTGTTGTCAAACGTATCGTCATAAGACTTTGTAATATAGGCTTGAGCAACACTAGCTTGTCGAGCCATACTAGTGGCTTTCTTGAGATTAGCCTCATGACGTTCTCGGCGTGTAAGCTCTACATTATCTAAGAAATTGTCTATAACTGAGGCTCTATGCGTAACATCTAGAATAGGCATAGTTTCGTCTTCAACGTAATAAGAAGCAGCTTCTCTAGTGGCACTCTGGTCATTTAGCAGAGAAGGGTTCTGATCGATTACCCAATTTTCTGCTCCAGCAGTAACAAAGTTGATCCAATCAACACTGTCAATATCGTCCTGAGTTTCCTTAGCCAAACGATATTCCAAGGTTCCATCATCTGCACCAAGGTCAATTCGACCAGAGTATTTACGATACTGAGCGGCTACAACACCCCCAGGCAAACTTTGGAGATACTCTTCAGTATCAAAGTCAACATATTCTGAAGCTACCTTTTGCAGGACATCCTTTTCGGCGTCCAATTCAACGACATATGAGGCATATCTTTCAATCTCTGCATCACCGGCTCGAACATTTGATGCACCAACTTTTAACCCATCAATTATCTCTTGCAATTGATCAATGCGGTAGTAGATACTATCTGAAGAACCGTCAAACCATGAAGCGTTCTTCACTACACTCGCTTGTTTTAATAAATCAGACATATCTATTCCTCAACATCTACGTTGATATTCATC